CTGATATTTAACCCTGTCAACCCTGACAGGAATAATCCCAGACTTAGCTCCACCCTGCAACATACTCACTAATAACCCCGAAGAGTTAAAAATGAGCGGCTTGCTTCGTCTAGGAACGACAACGTTCAACGTCTCCCCGTCAAACCTAAGATATATGGGTCTAGCACGCACGGCCCGATAAATATCGGATTGTGTGTGAAAGTCCCGCTTAGGTGAGTCGAGTGTACGTCTTGGAACGTGGATTCCCGAATCGATATTTTCCCACCGAGGAACCGGCAAATACTTCACCGTTTGGAGAAGTCGGCCAATTAGCCTCGGAAGGGGAATTGCGTTTCTTGTTGAGAAACGCGCAAGTTGGTTAATTGCAGAATAGCGTGAGGGCATGGTACTCAGATCTTTCAGATAGACTCCACGAATGTCGGAGCCCCTAAAGAAATCTGACCCACAAGACTCACGGAACGGTCCTTTTACAAAGGACTTATCGCCATTGACGCTAAAACCTAAGAGTGTGAGTAAGTGAACGACATCCCCAGCTATTGAGCTAGGACATATGATGTCATCACCAAACACACCCCACAGGTTGCTGCTCTCGTCTCTAGCCTGCGGTATTCCCGCATTATAAAGACAAGCGGCGACCACGCACGAAAATAACACGGTCTGCAACGGGAACGTAAAACCATTCCCCATGCTAGATACCATGTAAAGTTCTTGCGTGCCTAGCCCGGGTATCTCGACAACAGGACTTCTCAACAGTTGAAGCCACCTGAAGAAATCAGGCGGTAACAACCATTCGAGCATCTTGTTGCTGATAGTATCTGACGCGCTGGAAAGATCCAGCGTAGCCAGGCTATCTGTGATAGATCCGAGCCTAGCGAAATCTCTATTCACGAACTGCTGATTAGACAGAGAGATGCCAAATCGTCTCTGCAATCTTCGTTCGAGGTGCAATCCAAAACCTAACTGAAAATATGTATTCAGCGTCGGTTCTGTGCATATACACCTAGAGATCTCGACGTTCTTAGGCACAAAGCTAAGACGG